CACTGGATCGGTGACGCGTTTATTGGGGAAGACCCCAAGAACGCGGGAACGTCCCTAGGGACGCGACACTGATTAAGATCCTCAACCTTTAAAAAGGTTGACCCTTCCTCGTCACTAGCCGGGCGGTACGAGGACGCCCCGAACTCGAAAGAGTGTTCGGCTCTGTGGGCATTTCGCCACGAGAGGCAAACCACTTCATGAGGGCAGCATAGTCGTCTAGCTCTTCGCTAGGCGGCTTTGCCACATACGCCACGCCCCTGACTAGGGGGCTATGGTGATGTGGGTGAGTGTATTCAGCTTGGTAGTTGAATACACTCTCTCTGCCAACAAGAACTGATGTGTTGTGAAGCTCCACCTCTGAGTCAGACCAATCGGTCTGTTTGAGAGTAAAGCTTCTCGTCACGACGGGATACGGAATTAACTTCCGTATCACATCATCCAGAGCTCGTGCCGCGGTCCAAAGACCCCTCCAGTAAAGGAGGTTGCGGAACTCGACAGTGGATACCAGTTCTTTCGCGTTCGCACGTGATTCGGGCAAGATTCTACGCTGGCGCACGACTGAAACGTCGTGTCCATCGTAGAACTCAGCGCCGCAAGACTCTCTGAACTTCCCGGTCCAGAAAGACTTGTTCGTATTGACTACGAGCCCAAAGCTCTGTAGCTCGCGAATCACGTGATCGACGTAGTGTACTGGGACAATTATATCATCCCCGTACACACGCACTTGACCACGAAAGAACTTGATGTCTTTCGTGGTCAGCCTGTGTCCAACCGCACGCTGGATCCCAAGGAAAACGATTGTCGTGAAGACAAGCGCTTCCACGGGGAACGTCAGTGCGGAACCCATAGATGCGAACTTGGCAAGGCGTTGAACGCCATAGCCAGGTACGTCAGCCGTCCTACTTCTACTGGCATCCACAGCTCGGAAGAGATGTGGATGATCGCCAAATAGAAGTCGTACATGCTGATTGGAGACACGGTCTGATGCTTCACTCAAGTCGAGTGTCGCCAAAGTTCCATCACTGGAACCTTGACGGGCAAGCACACGGTTGTGTGTTTGCGAGTCAGACCTGACGAAGTTAGACGCGAAGTCATCGCGCCTAGCTTCTTCACGCAGAATCCGCGCTATCCCCTGCTGCACATATTGCATGTGAGCAGGTTCCAGCGCAATGATTCTAGGAGTCTTCAACGTCTTAGGTACTGAGACAACCCTGGCGGGTGTCTCAGCGCCGGGTGGTTGGAGTGTTACAGAAAGCCGGTCAAGAAACCGCTCATTAGGGACCAGAGTTCCGGTCTCCCAATGAGGGAATTCCTTGTCTAGCCGTTCTGTCCACCGCTGGTTCCGATACTTGGCATTGCCAAGCACGTAATCTGCGGTAGCGCCTGGTCCGTGCTTGAAGATCGCACCTTGGAGTCCGAGCTTACGCTCGCATACCCCAAAATAACGATCCCAGAGCACACGGCACATAGCCACAAACTCAGCACGACGGTGAGAACCGTCGAGAGCCGAGTCTGCCAGGCGAACCTCCGCTTCTGTTCGG